ACATGGAGCCTTTCCGTGGTGGGAGGCTCAACCCCCTGCCCCACACTGCACCCGGATGAAGTTAAGAAACATCGAACGGATGAGGTTCGTCCGCGACCAGTTTTATTTTTTTCTTCTTCGCCGCTTGCGCTTCTTCTTGCGTCTTCTGCTTGTGGTGCTGATCGCACAGCAACCGGGCATTGTCCAGAACGTCTAGCCCCCCTAGATGCACGGGAACTATGTGGTCTATGTCGCGCCCAGGAACTGAACACCCGGCGAGCTCGCACACTCCACCGCTTCGTCTCTTAACCAGTGCCCGGACACGATGCCACTCGCGGCTGTAGGTTCTTCTCGGGCGTCCTGCCCACTTGCTACTGGTCACGGGACTTCAGGTATCCGGGAAAGGTTGCCTGGATTATGTTCGTTGTTAAACCTGCGGCCATGCGGCGCGGAACGCCTGCTCTAATGAGTAATCTATGTAGTGTAGTCCACTTGTGAACTGAGCCACTCCACTTGGCGAATCCGGCTCCCGATGTCCTACCAGTAGGCCCACAATTTACTACCCGGACCAAAAGGCAATGTGGAACCACCGGTGCTGATTGCTGCCATGACATCACCTCCTAATATTTGATTAACCGGGTCGAATACGTTACATTTTCCCTGTTAGGATTCTTCTTCACGTTCTAGTTTACCCAGCCGAGAAACGAGGAGGCTTCTGTCTCTCTTGGAGGAGTTACAGGACAGACACGCGGTGGTTAGATTGCTCCATGAATCATCAAAAGATTTACTGATCGGGTCTATGTGATCCAGGCTTAGTTTATTGGTTGACCCGCAGTAGGAGCACCAATCATTGCGAATAAATATTGCATATTGTTCCCGTGCGTACCAGCAGCCCGAGTTCGCATTTAGTGTTACTGTTCTCCGTCTATGGCCTTCTGCCCTGCGGATTGCCCTACCTTGTGCGGTTTGGACACGTCTTTGACGGCTCTCGCGTTTTAACTGCCGAACCCTTTCAATATTTTCTCGGTCCCATTTCCTCTTGTTGGCACCTTCTCGATCTTTGTTTCGCTTGTAGTAATCTTTTCTTCTCTCCGCCGCGCAGACGGTGCACTCTCGTTTGTATCCATCTGAGGAGTAACGATCTTTATGAAAACTGCTTGCCTCCTTCACGTCTCCGCACCTAAAACAAGCCTTCTCCAACTAGAGCCCTCATTTCGTCTTCGGTTTGAGCCAATTCATATTTTCTCATGAGCTCTGAATTATTCTGATTCATCACTCGATGATCGCCCTCATGCCATAGACACCTAAGTGTATAGGGGATGGCGGCATAGTTCCCGTAGATAATTGCTAGTGCTTGTCTCTGTGCACTATCTTCCGCCCCCCATTTTGAAAACCGTTCATCGTAACCAAGCCACGCATCACGATGAATAGCCAAAGATCCTGTGCAAAAGGGAAGCGTGTAATCAAGATCTAGTGTTCGTGGGTCTGCGCCCGCGATTATCTTCTCGCTAGCTGCTTCATTGTAATACGCTGTTTGTGAGAACATTGGCAACCAGGTACCGGACCTACGGACGATCTCCGCTGATTCTTCGATACTCTGTACATCTGGCAGGCAATCAGCGCCGTAAATTAGGAACACGTCCCCAGTAGCTTCTCTCGCCGCTTTATTGGCTAGCCGGGAGAAGTTGAAAGGTCCTGTGTCGTCATCCATTCCCACGCAGAGTTCGTAGGGGAGTTTGTACCACATTTTCTTGATGCGATTCCATGCGGCTTCCCTTGGCCCGTTATCGGTTCTCCAGGGGATGAGGATGCTAATCATCGTTGAGGTGTTTATAGCAGAGACCGGTTTCTACCTGGCAAGCTACACAGTCCCAGCAGTGAAGGGTCGTAGCCGCAAGGTTTAAGGCGCTGGCCTCTGTAAGACGGGAACCATCGGGCTGGTATACTACTTCTTCATCCAGGTTAATATCTGGACCGATTGTGTACTTAGCCATCCGGTTCCCCCTTGACGAGTTGTTTAGGCTGGACGGATGATGAAGTATCCGCCTGCTGTGTCGGTGGAGCTGCTCCAATAGTAGCTTCGGTGACAGCCGCCTTTTTTCCAAGTTAGTGGCCGGTCACTGTTATCCTGAGCCCAGTTGGCGGCGGCTTTGCTGGAATCAACTCGTGCGATGACAGAAGTGGTTTTTGGGGTGATGTAGTCGACGATCCAAGACATTAGTTTCTCCGCTCTGTTTTGCTTGTGATTACAAGATAGCATGAGCGGTTCTGAGTGTCCAGTCGGACTACCACTTTCGTGTGAAATCGGTCGGAAATACTTCCAGTTGGCGCAGCCCGAGGGGCTTGAACCCTCATCTTCCGGTTTTGGAGACCGACGCTTTTCTTTAAGCTAGAGCTACTAGGACCGGGGCGGTGTAGCCGCTTTCACTAGGGACCGACCCCCGGTTTTGTAGATAACTGGTGGTACCCAGTTATCCGCTTCGCTTTGGAGCTATTTAACTACTTCGTAAGCGACTAGTGGCCACTAGTTATTCGCTTAGCACTAACACTGCTAGATCAAATAATTTCAAGAACCTGCCCGTAACTTGATCAGAGTCAGAGGGGCAGGCTGTTACGCGTCAGATTCCGGTCCACTACGCGCCTAAAACAAAAACCCTGTGGGCATCAACCGGTCGAGAGGTCACACAGAGCGTTATAGAAGCACACTAGTCGTGGTGGAGATTCCGCTAGGCGGGAACGACTAGTGGCTGGACCCAGCCTACTCAGCTGGGAGTACCTTAATCCTTATCTTTATACACTCGCCAATGTTGACCGTTGAGGTCTGGTTTCGTGTACCAGTAAGTTCCACCGAAGAGGGAACTACTTTTCCTCCAGTTTCCCCACACTTCTTTTTTAGCTTGGGCGACGGATGGGAAGTTTCCGTAAAACTTTTCAACCCTATCAGATTGGACTTTAACCAGTCGAAAGGTCATTAGTCCTCGCTGACAATGTAATAAGTTCCACCCGAACTGTAAGAAGCTTGGTAACTAGCTTTCCCCGAGTTGACTCGTTTCCATTTCAACCCAGAACCTTCATATTTGGCGGCTAGATTCTTTCCGGTTTTTTCGTCACTCGCTTTAGCTACCAGTGTCGCCCGGCCTTTGCTGTCCACTCGCTCTACGCTATACAATTAAGCTCCTAGTAATAGAGTCCGTTTTCTATATCTTGGATTAGTAGCTCATCGTCTCGAAGTTCTTCTAGCGTTTTAATTCGGTCCTCGACGATGTCCACCGTATCCCAGTCTAGCTTACGGTAGGCGTCTTGTAAAGCGAGATACGCATCTTTTAAGAGCGTAAGTGTATTCACTCTTTAACCTCCTATTGGAGGAATTCCACAATCTCTTCCCAGTCACGGGGCCGCCATATTTTTCCGTTAGCGGCGGAGATCCATTCCGCTTGGCCCGGTCTCAGTCTCCCGGTATCACTCTTCAACTCTACGAGGACAATAAGACCGTCGCGGGCAAGTACGAGGTCAGGAAACCCTGGACTCCCGGCAAGAGGGACTCTCCATTTCCCGGAGGAAAACACAGAAGGGCAGTGACACCAAAACCAATTGTGCCCTTCGGCGAGTTTGATAACTTTCTTTTGAAAGTCTTTCTCGCTGATTCCTTCTTTGGGCCTCGCAGCGGGGTAGGAAGCCATCTTGTCTCGGCCTCCTTGGTTACTTTAGGGGTGTGTACTTCACGTTATAGTCTCTAACGTCTTTGTCTTTTTTTAGTCCGTCTACGAGTGTCTTCAACTCGTCTTCCGTATAGACGTTGAGGATTCGATATTTGCTTTCGCCTTTGAAAATATATTTCACGGTCCACATGTCCCGGTAAATAATGTTTACTTCCCCTGTTTCTTCATTTTTTCCGCGCATTTCGGGCAACGCGGGGCAGATGCGGACGACCCGTTACCAGGTTTCAGAACCCAGCCGCAAAGCGCTCGAGGGTAGATGAGACCTAGTTTATAGAGGCCGTAGCTTATATTCCCGGCTTCATGTAAATATTCTCGGCTCATATTTTTGCCCTTTGCTTCTTAGTGGCTAATCGGCTGGGCGTTAGGTGGCTTAATGGGCGTTTAAACAGTCATTAAAGCGAAGAAACCAAGGGACTCTAGGTAGCGGTGTGAGTCCCTTGGTTTCTTCTGGAAGGTTTCCGGAGGCTGCCACCAAGGGCGATCAATCCGGAAACAGAACCGCGTTATTAAGCTCCCACGTCTATCCAAAGGTGTGCGCTGGGATGCTAATAACCACGGGAAATAAAAACCCTCCTACCTATAAGCAAAAGGCGTTACAAACGGTTAATAGCGACCGTTACCCTCCGAAGCGGATGCTAAAAACTGTTTAGTTCGGGGCTTAGGCGGACTTGCCCACTCAGAAACCAACTTCCCTCTTGCCCGAAACCATCTGACTCGCACCGCGGCGGGGGTTGTGTTTAGGCGGTAAGCGATGACTTCCGCATAACTCCCGTGGCTGTATCCCCCGTCACAGATACAAGCTACTACTTCGGTTTCAGCTGGGGAGAGGCCTGCGATGAAAGAAACTTCAGCTACGAAGCCACTAACAGAGGCAAGGGCCGAAGTGTACTGAGGTTCCTGCTCTGCTAACTCCACTAGGTCTTCATGGGGTAGGAGTATATCTCTCTTCCCGTTGTGTCTCTCTATCTGAGGCATATAGCCTAAGATGTCATCTGCGGTGGCTTCTAGGGGGTTTAAGCCGCGTTTCTCGCATTCTAGCACCCATCCGCAGCCCAGTTCTTCATTCTTCATTACGCCCCCTTAAATGCCTCGTAGGATAACTTCTCTAAGTATGTCGTCTTATACCGGTTAATGATTTCTGTCTTGTTCTCGGTGTCCATAAGGAAGACGCTTTGGAACCGGTTCGGTGTCGGGTCCTCTATAACTGCCCGGAACTCTCCAGTCTTTAGTGTATTGGTTGCCCAGCCCTGGGTGTGTAGTTCCTTCAGTAGGGTTCTGGACCCATGAACGTCTTGCTTCATTGCTATTGTAGCATGGAACTGGGAACGTGTTTCAGTAACACCAAGGTCTCTCATGGATCCGTTTTGCGAGAGGGCGAGGAGAATGAGCCGGGCTTTCCTAGCTCTCTTAGCAAGTCCTTCATACTGCTTGTTGAACTTGGCCCCACCTTGTCTCACTAACTCAGGGAACTCGTCTATTATGAACCAGATCGCCGGGCCCATGTCATACACAGCTGGAGCTTTAGGATCTTCGACTTTCCTAGCGCCTACGGCCTGTTCTCTTGCTTCACAGACCCTAAGTACCCCGTCTAGGAGGGCCAGGGATTCGTCAAGCGTCTTTGCCAAGGGTGCCGCCAGCACGGGTTCCCAGAGGGACAACGTGGCCCCTGAGGCCATGTCACTACCAAATATGCACATCTCCGGATCAGCGTGGACATAGGCGAGGATACTTTCCCCGAATTCGCTCTTTCCGGATCCACTTTGTCCGACTACTAGGGTGTGTTTGGGTTCGTGGAGGTAGGTTTGGTTATTGGGTCCAACCCCCATGAGCACGGGCCATTCGACGGGAAGCCGGGAGTCAATCAGCGGGTGGGGGATAGGTTCGCTGATAGGATTATCTTTGATGTAGATTTCCACATCAGTAGCTAGATCCGCAGATTCCACGATAGAGACGGAACCAGGTCGTAAAGATAGAACACTCTCTAGCCGCCGTCTTGTTCCATAAACGTTGTGGGGGTCTTGTCCGGGTCGTAGACGAACTACCAGCCGGGGAACTCCGCGAGGAGTTGTCACGTCGATAAGGTGCGAGCCTTTAAATTCGTCAATTATTTCTGCGACCAGGATCCACCGATCGACGTACCTATTTGCGGATCCAGTTACGGTATACCTTTTGTTCGTCACTCGTATAACGGATAGCGTTAAACTCAGGAGAAAGTACGTTATGAGGAAGGATCTGGGTAGGAGGGAGGCTTGAACGATCGCGATAGAACAGCCAGCTGTGAAGAGAACTAGGGAAACGTAGGCTCTTTCTGCGAGGCCGTCTAGGCGCTTCTCAACTCCTTTATCGAATTTCTTGGGTGAGATTTTAGAGACGGGTGGGCCGACGTGTTCCCCCCAGCCTGCGACGCCGATAACGAAGAAGGCGGTGATGAGATTTGTTAGCCAAATGTAGTCAGGGAGGACATAGTGCAAGTACACCCCAGCTGCAATTGGCAGGGCGAGGGCCGCTAGATACTTCCAGGTTTTCTTTATTTTCCTGGTGTACCTAGCGGCTCTGTTGAGTAACCATTTGACTATCTCGTATCGGAGAAGGTCATCGGTTATGCTCTTGTTCCCCGCCATGTTCTTCCCTTACTTGTCGTCCCAACCGTTGCCGCTTTTTGAACAGTTTTTACACACATTAGCTCGCCGGGTGACTGGTTTGCGGCAATACATACACTCGGCGTTGGCGATTTCGTTCATCCGAGTGGAAATCTTGTTCTTTCCTGCTTCTACTGCTTTACGACCTAATCCCATTGGTTAACCTTTCACGTAGGTGTACACATAGAGAATGAGGGCCCCAAAGGCCATGAAGAACATAATCGGAGTTAAGATGTTCCTTTCCACCTCACCTCCTACACGGAATCTTAGCGGCGAAGGAACTTTAACATCATACCATCTTTTTCCTTGAACCTTAACCGGCCACAGGAGGGGGAGACCGGACAGGGATGCGAAGTCTCCGAGGAGATGGGCCAGGTTACCGACAAGGAAAGCAGAGGCTAGGAAGAAGGCGTCTGCGTTTGTGGGTAGAAGAGCTAGATAGAGGAGGACAGAAGTTCCCAAGATATACAGGGGGGTGTGGGACAAGCCCCGATGGATTCTCGCCTCCCGGTAGTCTAGGGGGGTCTGAGTCTTTCTGTAGAACCACCCTGCCAGCTTCCTAGTTAGGAAAGACATGAAAGTAGTAAGAGGTGGGAGGAAGCGGGTTAGTTTCCCTTTACCGTCCAGATCCGGCCACAGGGAAGTAACGACGACAATCAGGGACCAGGTGGCCATGTCTACGGGCGGCAAGGACAGCGCAGAAGCGGAGGTAAATGCTACCCCCGCCCCCATCAGCATGTGTCCACGGTATTCCATCTTTGGATTATAGCATACGTGAGCGGATTTCGTCTAGTAGCCGAACCGCATCCGCTGACCAAAGGTCGACTTCCGGATCTCTCCGTAACCCAAAGGAAGCGATATGCCACATTGAATACTCTAGCTGGTCTAACAACTCTTGGTTACTCATAGATGTCTCCCGATAGTTCTCCGGAGTCTCCGCGCCAGCGGCCTACTAACCGGGTTCCCCTAATTACATGGTGCCAAGCGGAAGAGGGGTGCTCTTCTCGACTACACTCGATAACCCCTAGTTGCTCCCCTAAATCTAGTATTTCACCGCAGGGGCTCTCTGCCGGGTCGTAGGGGATCTCGTCGCCCACCTGTAGATCCTCCAGTAAATCTTTCTCGAAGTCCATTACGGTGATGCCGCTATCTCCTTCGTCTAAGTCTACATCGTCCCCATCTATTTCAGCTATTAAACCCGAAATTTGATCTAAAGCAGCTCTGATCCCAGGGATATGGGAGACCTTCGCTAAAGATTGAAACTCGTCTAAGTATTCATACACATCCCAGAAGGTTCGGTATCGCATCTTCTCGGCAAGAGTGTAAATGTAGTAAGAAAGTTGGGTATAAGCCTCCGGGGGTTTTTCGTCACCCATAACCTTAGATATAGTTTCTGAGATTTCTTTTACCGTATCGTCAATCACGTTACACTCCCGCTACGTTTCCCAGGGACAGCGCTTTCTTCAAGAGTCCTTTGGCTAAGGTGTGTCTTCCTTCACGGTGCTCCTCCATAGCCACCCGTTCCAAGACACTACGGGCGTACATTAATGAGTACAACTTGACTTCAACGAGCTGATTGGGGGTTAAAGTGTCCTGGAAGTAAGCCCCCCAAGTGATGAGTTGGTCGATACTTTCACTGGTTTGTTGTTCCGCTGTTGTCATTGGAAATCACCTCCGGGTGAATGAACGTCTTATGGTTAGGATGTACTGCAATATATCTGACTGTAGGGTCTATGACTACCTCGAAGTCAAAAGCTTCGCCGGGTTTGAAGGTTTTGCCACAGGCGGGACAGCTGTGTTGTCGATCAGCGAGTGTCATGATCGTTCCACTCCTTCTAGCTCCCAAGTGTGCCAATTAGTTGCCTGCTCTTTGTCGATCCAAAACTGTTCGTTTGGGTCCAGGGAAGAGAGATAGGTTCCATCCCAACTGCCTTCGTACTGTACCAGGAGCCGGGTGGCTTCCTCTGCATAAACCCCGAACTGGGCTGTCCCCGCACCATATCTAGCGATGTATGCGTATCCGAATCGCTCTGACATGACTACTCCTACTTGTCGTAGTTGATGGGTTCGTCGTCCCGGAAGCTGTATGGCTGTGTCTCATACTCTACACGAGTCTTAGCTGAAAGTCTCGTAGCATATTTAACTCCACTGCTCGCACTCTCCAGCGAGAGGGCTACATTCCCGCCGGGGGCTTCTTCGCTGTTGATAACAACCCAGTCTAGAGTACTTTGAGCCAGGCGAATAAGGTCCCCTGGTTCTACGTCTTCGGCTCTTTTCAAATCCCATTGGTCCCGCATCACTCTGACACCCCGTCCTCTAGCTCTTTCCAAAGAAACCATTCAGGAACTTTGCCTACTGGTTGCTCGTCCGACATATGTTCTAGGAACTCTTCGGCTTGTTGTTCGAAATCTCTTTCACTCATAAAATGAGAATAGCCCCTGCGCACGGGAGTCGCAAGGGCTATAGGTCTCTAGTTATCTAGTTGTTACTTGGCTCTACTTTCTATCTGCGAGAGCTTCGCATCCACCAAAGACAGTTCATGCAGCCAGATCTCGACGATAGGATATTCGGCTTTGCGTAGCAGGGCATCCAGTTTCTTATCCAGGAACTTAAGCGCCTTCTTATCCGTAACTGAGAGGGTCCTAGCCTCTGTGTACCTAATGAGGCTTTTGCTGTAGGCAATCTGAGCCTGACGGCCCTTGTAGCTTGACGCTGGTCGGGACAAGTTCGACTCCCACATGACTAGTATTCCTTAGCGGTGGAGGAGGTACGAGTTTAAGGCGAACTGGGTTTTGTAGAAACGATCTAGCACAATATCCAGCTCCTCCTCCGTGTGTTTGCGGTTGAAAACCTTCTGAAACAACTCGTATGCGTCATCGTGCTCTTTGACGAGCCTCTGCTTCTCGGTATCAGTCACAACGGTCTCCTGCTCTTTAAGCTTCTTTTTGACGTGCTCTGCGGCTGCTAGATTGAAGGCTACCGCAACCGCATGGTCTTCGTCAATCTCTCCCTCCAGCCATTGCATGAAGTGACGAAAGGCGGAGGACTTAAATCTTTCTAGCTCAGCTTCACTGTTCGCCAACTGCCAGTTATTCGCCCCATACTTCTCAGCTCCCCGAGTCATCAAGGCCGCCCAGCGAGAGAGGAAGTCGCGATCTAGGAGCATATAATCCGGTTTACCCTGTTGAGTGTCTCGGCGCATGCCGCTGGGGTACTCTTCTCGCTTCCCTGAATCTTTGGTTACAAACATTTGACGCGCCCGTTCCTCTCTTACCAATCGTATCGCTTCCGCCCAGTGTTTCTGTTCGTTTTCTTCTCTTGCTGCTTTCCATCGGGATGCTATCTCATCCATACTAGCTTTCCAGACGATAGCCAGTGGCGAAGGTTCTTTCCACATTAGTCCCCCGTCCTTATCGCCTCGGCGGCTTTTAACTCTTTCTTGGCTTCCGTGACTTCGCTCTTAGCCGCCCGCAGTTCCGTGATAGATGCTTTCCTACCCTGGAAGCGTTGTTGCACGGCCCTGAGAGCCCCGTCAGCGGCCTCTAGCCGTTGGGTGGCATCAAACAGACTCTGATTCTTGTAGGCCCTAGCGGCCTCGTGGAGACTCATAGTCCAATCATAGCAGGAAGGGCATAGGATGAAATAGCCTTTGTAAACCTTTACATCACTCACATTGGTGTATAGGTGTGTCAGGCAGGTGGGGCACTGTTGATCCCATTCGGCTTTCATTCCTGAATCTCCGTCCAAAGGTGAAGAGGAACTGAACCATCTGGTTCTAGTCCCTGATCTTTCCGCCACTGTAACACATCGTCTTTGTCGTACCCAAAAAACTCGGCACAACAGTCACAGAATAACGCAGCAGCCTTGTTGAACTGCTCCTGTAAAGGAGCATCTTTCTTAGGCATTCCGGCCCCTATCTGCTAACTCGCTGATAAGGAGAACGATAGCCGCTCCGGCCCAGACTATCAAGGGGATGGCAGAGTCAATCAGAGCACCGAAGATCATAGCTCCAGGAAGCAGCAGGAATAGGGCGATAGAAAGGTCCGTTAGTCGCTTCTTCATGCCCCGTCCCTCGATTCCTTCAGGTACGCCTGAACTCCTGCCGCGAACCAAATAACCGCCAGCAGCACAGTTGAGATCCAAAGGCCCACAGTTACAGTAGTGAGTAATGAAACACTGACAATGACCGCCCAAGGTAGCAATGTCGCCAAAATGATACGTGTCTTCTTCATCGTTCCCGACCCTTCCCGTCTAGCATCAGTAGATAAGTTTCTAACCAGTCATTAAGATTCGTTCGAGCCAACTTATCCCGATCCTTCTGCGAGAAACCTGGGGCCCCGGCTTCCAAGTGCCTGAGGATAGGGGCATATTTTGGTTCCCCTTGGATAATACGATGATAATACATTAGTGAGATGCCTCCAGCCAGTTTCTACCCGGTTTACCGGCTTCTAGTGGGAATGGGACACGAAGCCCGCTCCTGGGGTTAAAGTCGTGGGCGGCTTCCTCCACTAGTTTCGAGTATTCAACCGCCTTATCCTCTGGGAATGAGAATAGCACAGCGTCGTGAATAATACCAACTAGCCAGCGAGAGACTCCTCTGTCGAGCCTCAGTAGAAGGTCCACCAACATCTCGCGGGTGGCATTCTGGCCCAGAGTTGCACAACCTTGGGTGAAGGCGCGATCAGGGTTAACGGCTAGTTTCCGGCCCCAATCGTTGACGACATAGCCTTTAGTCTGAGCGAACTCGGTGACGTCTTCCTGCCACTTGGCTCGACGAGGGTAGGTAGCCGATAGCTTCTTAAGGAACGTATACGCTTCCTGCTGCGTGATACCTGCAGACTGCGCCAGTTTCTTGGCCCCCATTCGATAGGCGGTGCCGTGCGTCACCACTTTCGCCTCTTGGCGGCGAGGGTGCTTACCTTTAACAAACTCGGCAGAGGGCCAAAGCAGCGAGGCCGTCGCATTATGCGCGTCTTTAGCAATGTAGTCATCGTAAAACCGCTCGTCACCCGAGTACCCCGCAACCGCTCTCGAATCGGCGGCCTGGAAATCGAACTCCACCAGCGAGAACCCCTCTGGGGCAGATAGAATCGCCTTGTCATTAGCCCCGTCCCCACGGGCCCCTATGACTGTCAAACCAGGATCATGAAACGAAAACCTGGCCGTCTGCTGCAAGGCCGTAATACCTGGATGAACCTTGCCATCTTTATGCATGTTGTTCAGTAGTGTCTCAGGAGTCATGCGAGCACCCGAGATAGCCGCTAGGGACTGTGCGAGAGACTCAGCCTCGTCTCCCCTACCCTCAGCGGTGGCCAAGATCTCCTTGCCACCTAGGGACGGGTTACCAGTCTTAGTTTTAGGCAGGTCCTCGCGTTGGATACCCACAGATTCCAAGGCAGCAAAGACCGCCTCCTTACCCGGCTTGGTTCGTAAAGGGGCCTTGCCCTCAGTTGGTAAACCAAACTTTTCGTGTAACAAGGCCAGGTGCTTATTCTTGCGGTCGTTCAGGATCTCTAGCCGCGCATAAGCCTTATCCACGTCAATAACAATCCCGTTACGAGAGCACTGGGCCAAGATGCCATATAGGCGTTGCTCACGGGCCCGGTACTCGTCCCAAGGGACACGGGTTCTCATAGCGGTAGCCAGCTCACGAGAGGCTTTAACGTCGCCTATGAGATAGGTGCGGAAGTCATCGTTATCCAAAGGGATAAGGTCGAAGCCCCCAAACTGCTTAGCGAGGGCTTTGAGGTCTTGAGTCTTAGTAGATGTGCCCCAGCGATTAGCCATCTCGTCTAGCCCGTAGTAAGACATCGCCTGTCGCGGGCCACTGATGAGACGTTTCCGCCCGTGGCGATCTGTAAACATATCCGGATAAGGTTCGATAATGGGGGCATCGGCCCAAGTATCGTATACCTTGCCATCCAAAGCCATGTGAAACGGCTCTAGCGAATTCTTGCCGAACAGCGCTGTGAGGTCGAAGGCGTGGATATTGTGGCCTATAACGAGGTCGGCTTGCCTGATTTCTTCACGCATCTCTTCGATGTCATCCGTCAGACGAACCCCCCCGGTCCCCCAAGCATAGCCGCCGAGACGAAAGAACTGCTCGGGAGACATGTTCCACAGCTCATCAGCGCTGTGAGTCTCTATGTCGAAGAACAAAACCTTTTTTGCCATATCTAATCCTTAACGGCGACTATAGCGTTAGGTAGGATAGTAATACTAATTCCGGAGGGCAGCGATATCGTTACCCCGCGCCACTCCCGGAATGAGGTTTTTGCATCGATGTCAAAAGTTGAACAATAAACATGATACAACACCGTCTCGTCGTTGGGTGTGAAATCTTCGGGCTTCAGATTGGTTATTAGAATGGGTACTAGGTTCATGATTTAAGACTACCTTGTCGTATAGAGAAGCGCAAGGGGCTATTTCCTTTTCTGACACTGTTTACAAACACCGCCTATACCCTCCACAGAGCCGGGGTTTTTAGTAAAATTCTTAGGGTCTTTCAGTGTCCTGCACTTAATGCAACGCTTCGGTGTATGGATTAGGTGGGGGTTATTTTGGTGATGGAGCTTATTCTTCTCCCGTATCGCCTTTGATCGAGTCGCGTGACACCTTTTACAAGACGATGAGTGCTTACCTGTGTTCTTCAAAAAGTAGTATTCGGACTCGCTCTTAACCTGGTCGCACACTTTACATTGTTTCATGGGTTTAGGGTACCGCAAACCCGGCGGGGTAGATAACAGGGGTAGATAAATGAAGTAGATAAGCTTTTTTGATTCGGTTTCCACTTCTTTGTGTTCAGCTCAACATTGCATGAGGAACGAATTGACTTTTAGAGCCTTATCTACCCATCTTATCTACCCTTTACTATATTTTACCTGTTCAGAGACTTATAAATATTAAATAATAACTAAAAATAGAGTAAATAGGGGTAGATAAGAAAGCTGGAAGGGTAGATAAATGGCCGGGAGGGGTAGATTAGTAAAGGCCCCGAGTCTGAATAACCCCGAGGCCTTTACTTTCTGTTGCCACTAACTCACTCGCTGGTCCATCCTTGCGGTCCTAGCGTTTCATTATGATTGGCCATAAACCCGTCTTCGGACACTCGAACCTTGAACCCACGGTACTTCCGCTGCCCCTTCTGGAGGGTATGGGTCACTAAGCCGGGGTGATGCTCATGTAGGTAGTTCTCCAGCTCCTTGTAGAAGGTCCTAGAACCCCTCGGGTTGCCTCCGGTTTCGTTCTCTCCTTGGCGGTAATGCTGGTAGAGACCCTTACCCCAAACCGCTCCGGCCTCGTCAAGCACTAACTGATGCTGTACATAGTTGGCAACGCTGTCTACTTGTTCCCGCCAGACGGCCTTAGCTTCAGCAAACGCAGACTTATCAAAGCCGCCACGCTTACGAAGTCGTTGCAATGCTGATACGGCCTTCACTAGCACCCCCCTTTGCAGAGCCGGGTCATTCGGCATGATATCCCGCCAATAGGTGTCTTCTATCTTTCCGCCTTGGTTGAATCGCTTCTCGAATTGCATCACTAACCAGCGGTCCCAGAACCCTGAGTCATTGCTCTCGGTCGCCGGCATGGCGTTGAAGCTGGCTACGTTGAACACATTGGGCCGGAAGCTGAATCCATCCCTTCCCTTGTGTTCTGCGTAGATGGCATCCCCTGCTACGACGCTCTTGAACACGCCGATGTTTCTCATTGTTTCTGCACCTACGTCACCGGCTGCGTTGAGCAGGACGCCGTGGAGTTTGACTTTGTTGAATCGTTCCACCATGGCTTGAGGGGCGATGCTTGTCAGGTTCTCGCTGCCTACGAGTGCGGACATGATGTTAATGAAGGTGCTCTTTCCGCCGCCACCTGCGCCGCTGAATGCTAGCGCCACTTTGAGGTCGTGACGGGGCGAGATTGCATACCCTATGAGTTCCCAGGCGTGTGGAACCATTTCTTCTTTGAGGGTGTTGCTCATCCATTCATCCACTTTGTCACAGGTGGAGTCTGGTGCCCAGGCTACTGGAAGGTGGTTGACGACGAATACATCTGGGGTCCGAGGCCGTAGCTCCCCGGTCTCCCAGTTCAGCAACCCGTTTTCTACGCTGATGTACTCCCTCGATACGTCTTCCTGTGTGATGGGGTCTGCGTATGCTAGTGCTGCTGTGTAGAGTTCTTCTGCCAGGCGCTTGGACATTTGGTTGCCGAGTTGATCTGACAGCCAGCGGTAGGCGACGGTGTATAAGTCTATTTCTTTCCAGCGGTCATTCACCCAGGCGAAGACAACCCCGTTGCTGTCCTTGTACCTTTTTAGTGGGTGTTGGTTCATGAAGGTTTCACGAGCCATCTGTGTTTGTAGGTGCCCGCGCTCCCGTAGTAGGAGTTCAGGCCCTAGGCTGATTTCGCCTTCAAATACCCTGGCTAACGCGGTTTCGGTGACTCCGTCGCACTGGCACACGTCGCCTAGTGGCTTTTGTTGTGAGCGTACAGCTGCGTGTTCAAAGGTGTTTTTGATTTCGGTGCGGGCAGTTTGAGGCCGCGCTGCCCTAACGTATTCGCTGAAGCGCTTCCGCAACAGGGTTAGGGCTTCTATAGCACCTTTGTGCCCTTCTCTGCCGAGCATCATTCCTTGCAATGAATAGCTGTAGTAGTCGTCATGCCCTATGTGACTGCGCTTGTGCTGTGTCTCTATACGCGTAATGAAACGCTGGACGCTTTCACACGGCGGCTCGGGTAGGAAGGTGTCAAGCAGTTCTTTGGCTGGGATGACGTCGACGTCAAGGAGTTCCCCGTTTTCCACTGCCAGGTGCTGTACCCATTCGGCCGGGAGGTAGGGGATTTCGTCTAGTGACGGGGGTTCGCTCATTGGGTCGCCGTCAAGGTCGTACCACGTGTAGGGGGTTCCTGTTGATGGGTGGATTGAGGGCCAGCACACCATGAAGCGGTGGTGACGTTGCACAAGTTCAATGCTGTCACGTGGCTTGCTCTGTAGCTCTAATGTGGGGTCGGCGATGCGATAAACATGCTGCCGTGATTTGCCTTGAGGATCCCTCGCGGTGCTAGTGAAGGTTTTGGGTAGAGCCTTACCAACCTGTTTCACGAGGTCTTCTAAATCTGCCGCCCCGCGTTTGTCGCCGTAGTTGTCGTCTACGTCGATGCTGATCCAGCCTTCAGCCCGTAATCCTAGGTTGTTGAATTCTTCACCTAGGTGCTGCCATTCTTGCATTTGGTCGGGGGTGACAGTGCCTTGTTGCCCTGTGGCTCCTGGTACGGGGAATTGTTTTCCTCGGACGGGGATGGGTTTCCACCCTAGTCGGGCATATAGGGCATAGTTTTCGGCGTAGCGCTTAGCCATGGTTTACCCTTTCTTTTGTGCACATGTTCTAGAGAATAGCAGCTCGCTCTTACCTATGCAAGTGTGCGGAACGTTAACTGAAAACTGTGCGTACCGTTAGTTGACAGTCTCCGCCGTGTGGGCTACTGTTCTGGTTATGAACTTTTTTATGTGCGGCCATGAGAAGGTGGAAGAGGGAACGGACTTCCACAGGAATGACTATCCGCGTTGCAGTATTTGCCGCCGTAACAGACAGGGATCCAGGATGGATATGGTTGACGGGTTAGAAGAAGAGTATGGCCCTGTGCCCCCTATTGACAGGGATATAGTTGACTGGGTAATGTTATATCGGATGCAGAGGGGCTTTGACCTTCCTCGTAAACCAACCAACGCCGAGCAGAGAGCTTTTAGGGAGCGGGTATGAGTGGGACGATGAATAAACATGACCCGGATTGCGAAGTTTGGAAAGGGGACGGTCCTTGTGACTGCAAATGAGACAGACGAGAAGATAGGTTACGCCTCAGCTATTGCCATGTTGCTACGGAATCTATGGAACTTAAAAGAGGAATCGGAATGGTTCTTACACGGTTTTTCTAATGCTCTATCTGACTTTGCGGATGACCTAAAAGATGAGGCATTTGTTGGGCCCGCTAGCAAAGAGGATATTCAAAGAGTTATAGACAAGTGGGACCCGAAAAATAGGGAGTTGGGCAAATCATGGAAGAAAAGCTGAATCTATGGAACCTGTATATTGAAGAGAACGCATCTCCTGATTGGGTCAAAGAAGAAAATCGTATCTGGGTGGCAGGTTGGCAGCTCGGTATGGAGGACGCTACCCGCGACTTGATCAAAGCCGCAGCTGAAGCTGAAAGTAATCGTCAGGAAGTTCCCAATGAAATTTGGGATTTGATCATCCAGTGGCGGAACCAAGTGTCAGCGGCTTACACCGGCGACGCCGGATAGAGATGAGATAGCGGCTTTGTGGACAACCTTATTTTAGGAAGAGAGAAATGAAACCGGTGATACTTAATAATTTAGTACTCCAGGCCCGTGCAGAAGGCCGCTCAGTGGCTTGGTTGCGGCAAACCTTATTGGATATTGGAACTACCGAAGCCCTCGCCTGGTCAAATAGGTTATGGGACTCGGGCAAAGACTACCCGATACTTCGGAAGGTTAAGTAAGATGACGAGTAAGCAGTGTCTTTCCTGCTCGGAGACACTGCCTCTCGCCTCGTTCCCTAAAGATCGTACTAAGTCCGACGGGCACCTGAACCAGTGTAAAGCGTGCCGAAAAAATAGGGCCCTGGAATTGAGCGGCCCTTTGGACGAAGAGAAGCAATGTAACGATTGTGGCGAAGTTAAAGATAGAGACCAGTTCCACAGGTTAAAAACGGCTAAGGGCGGATTGCAAAGGAAATGTATTGACTGCCAAACCAAGTTCCGGGCAACCAATGCACCGTTGTACAGGGCCATCAGGAAGAAGTATCGTGAATCCGAGGCGGGTAGGATCGTGGATTACCAGATAAACGCCAAGCGGCGGGCGTTGAAGGCCTCTTTACCCTTCATTCCCTACGATCCGGTGGACATCTACAACCGGGAAGCCGGTGTCTGCTATCTCTGTGGCTTTCCAGTGCATAAGTTTCACAAGAAGAAGGGTAAGATTGTTCGCTTCTTCCACGTAGAGCACATTATTCCCATCGCCGCTGACAGGGAGTTACTTGCTCTCCACGGCATTGAGCATCCGGGGGATGTTCCTCATAATCTTTCCGTCGCTCACCCGACTTGTAACAGTAAAAAGAATAATAAGGTAACGGAAGAGACGATTGAGATCTATAAGGAGTACCAGGAATTGTATGGGGTCTATGATACAATAGAAGAGTAAAACTGAGAGGATAACGTTAATGACTGAAACAACCGCTAGAGCGAGGGCTAACGCCTTCAGTACTAAAGTCGGTAGGTTCTATGAACTTCCTGACGGCTCCGCCGTTCCCAGCGTAACTACCTTCTTGAAGGTCCTACCCAAAGATGCTTTGCTTCCGTGGGCTGTGAAAAAGACTGCTGAGTTCGCTTACGACCATCAGGAGTCTTGGACCGGGTTACCTCGCGAAGCCGCGTTACGTGCTATGAAAGACGCCCGCTTCTACGACACTAGTGCCATTGATGCCGGCAATATTGCACACGGTATTTGGGAGGAGCTGGCGAAAGGTAACAAGCCAGAGGTTCCTGAAGGCTTCGAGGGAGCTGTGGCGGCTTGGGAAGAGTTCAACCGAGACTTTAGAGTCGAGGTCATGTACGTGGAACCCCAAGTCATTTCTTATAAGCACGGCTATGCCGGGTCTTTTGACGCCATGTACCGTATCAATGGTAAGGTTACATTGGTGGACTTAAAAGCCGGTAATGGGATGTATGCCTCTGTTGCCCCGCAACTAGCGGCCTACGCCAATGCGGATGTGCTTATTGACGATGACGGTAACGAAATCCCCATGCCTAAGGTAGAGGTGTTGGCTGGTATTTGGTTGCGGCCTCACGGATATTCGTTACGGCCTATCACAGACGCTGAGCGTGCGTGGCGGATTGCGCAGCATGCCAGGAACATGTTTAACGATTTGAAACGGGATTATGAGCTGCTTGGTAGCCCGGTCAACCCTGCACCGGTGAAGTCGCCCAAGGGTCCCTGGTTCAAATAGAGTTGTTAGAAAACACAACGAAAGGAAAAGTAAAATGGATTTTTTTGACGAGTTCGGCAACACCGGTAGCGGGGAGTTTGAAGACTTCAACCTCTACGCCGCCCCCGGTACTAAGATTGTTGGCACTGTTACGAGCATTGGGGACGAGTTCCGCACAAACCCCGAGTGGGCCCCGGTTAACTTCGTTTTCATCGACGTAGATGGCAAAGTTAACCGTGTCTTCCTTAAGGGTGTTCCCAAGAAGAAGTTCGACGAAGCCGGTGTATCCGTAGGCGACACGTTGGGTCTTCGCTACGAAGGGGTTAAACAAACCAAGAACGGCAAGGGCTCGTATCAAGATCTCTCGGTTGCAGTGAAGAAAGCTGCACCAAAAAGCATCTTCGACTAAATGTAACTAAATGATAAAGCCCCTAGGTTACAATTGCCTAGGGGCTTTACTCATGTTACACTTGTCTTATGGGAAATGTTATTTGGGCTGTGCAGCAAGTAGAGAAGTTTAACTCGCTAAATAGATACACTATTCTGGACTACTTTCGGGTGTACAGTACAGCGGCGATGGTTCTTGAGAGTTTAAACTACGAGTACCCGGAGAATGAATATATTTTAACTGAGCATTCAGAGCGGGAACTCATATACCTGAGTAGTCAACCGGAGGGGAAGGTTCTAGGGGATGCTTAAACGAGAAGTACAGGCTTTGTTGAAGGATATTGAGGATGACATTTCGAACCTTGCCGACTGTGCACATGATTATGAGGATGAGTGTCTTCCCTGCGCATTTTCTGAAGAGCTAGACGCACTGGGGAGAAAGTTGCGGGTCATCCGTGCCGGCGTGTCTGACAACTTTCACACCTACACGATAGAATTAACTCATTCGGGTAGCGGGGATGATCACCTCACCTCGGATTCATATTCCGTCGGGTTTAGCAGCCGTGAAGAAGCAGAGCAAGCCTTTGCTAAAATGCCAGTCCCTTCTACCTATAGCGGCATAGCTTTGTGCGGCTGGACGGATAGGGGCGGAGAAGTTTTGAAGATTAAGGAGAAGGAATGAACAAGTTTGTGTGGTCCCTGCAACTCAGCACCAACCCCCCTCATTTCGATGATCATGAGATTCTAGGGTGGTTCGCCACCAGGGCCGAAGCTCAAGACGAGTTCCTCCGGCAGGTAAAACTATTGCCCCTTGGGCCTAACGACAATGGAATCTGGGACACCCATTTAACCCTCGTTAAGCACACTGAAGACGTTTACGTTGGCGATTTGAACGGGTATGCGGAAGCAAGCACCGCCGAGGATGATTCTTTCATTTCTGATGATAATGGGATCTATACCTTCCATACGAATGGTGAGGTGTATGAAACCACGGGGGAGCTTCTTGCTTCTCTCGAACAGACACCCCTCGGCTGGGACTATCGAACCGATCAACTAATATTCAGAGACGCATTAGGGAACACTGTCGTAGGCGAGGAAGAAGCAGATGAAACCGATAATTGATGTCAGTGAATACCAAGGCGATATTGATTGGTCTGAAGCGTCAAAGCACGTAGCGGGGGCTATCATCCGCCTGTCGTCTTGGCGGCTTAGCGATGGCGGAAATCGACTTGATCACAAGGCGCAGGTGAATGCCTACGAGGTGTTAGACGCAGGGCTGCCTATTGGTGCCTATGTTCGGGCAAATCCTTGGGCCAATAGTCCTGCAACTGAGCTAATGCTGTTTCGTGCTTGGTGGGAGGACGTTGTCTTAGATAAGGTAGGGGACGACGACACTTCCAACCTGATCCTCACCCCCGCCATTGATATCGAACCCACTGATAAACCGGAGTTTGATGCCCTTGTAAACTGGCCCGAGTGGATTAGAAGCTTTATTCAGCTTTGGAACGTAGCCACCGATTCAGCGCCCTTGATGCTGTACACCTCCGGATCCTTCTTTGACAGCAAATATGGTGGTGTGCTCGACATCCCGTTAAACGTGTCTTTTTGGGTAGGAGACGCAGCGGGATTCAACCACGCCCCTGATGCTGGAGGCAAAACCAAATGGGTATTTAGCGGCCGGACGGTGTTGCATCAGTATTCGCATAAGGGCACTATCCCAGGTATCAAGGGCGCAGTTGACCTAAACGCCGTTATGCCTTACACTCAAATTTACGATTTAGATTATCGGGGTCGAAGGGATTAGGGATGAGCCGGCCTAATGTGTTTAAACAAGAAGGAATGTGGGTTGTCGTGTGGCCGGCCTACGGTTTCGGTTTAGAGCAGGCACTAGGATACGGCTCTTGGGGTGAAGCAATCCACGCGGCCAGCAACCGAACCATCTCTAGTGGGGTATCAATGACCCAGGCTCCACAGTTTGATTACGACACCTTGACAATAGCGCGATAAGGATGCTATATTTAGGTAACCGCCCCGCCGGGATGCTGAGAAACGCTTTCGGCGGGGTTGTCCTAAACCAGGGACAGAAAGGCGAAGGAAAATGAGTTTCATAGCGCCCCCACACCGGTCCCACCTAAAATGGATTGCCGTCGATTTTGATGACACCCTGGCCCGCAGTAACTGGTCCCCAGATAACCCCCACGCGCTCCCAGGTTTACCCATTTGGGATAATATCGATGAGCTTCTACGTTGCGTGGGTCTCGGTTGGAAGATCGTAATTCACACGGCGCGGGGTAGTGCAGACTATGAAATCATTGAATCCTGGTTGAACTCCTATCGGGTGCCTTTCCACCATATTGTAACCGGGAAACTATTGGCTAGGGCCTACATTGACGATAAGGCTAAGAATGCGAACTCTAGAGACTGGCTTGCAGAACCCGCAAAAGGCCACTGTGACACCTGTACCTGTGAGGGAGTACATTAACCTGTCACGAGGCGAACTGTGCGGACATAAACTAGAGGGAAAGAACTATACCCGGATTCAGTCCACCAGCTGCGAACAGAAAAACTGGGAACAAATCCTTTACGGCGCAGGACCCGATCTTCTAATGCATCTCGCCCTAGGATATAATGTCATCATTCACGACAAGTCAGAAAGAGACCGGGAAACTAGAGCTTGCTGGCAAGGAGTGACATACCTTCGTAGAGCCTGTGAAACACTTTGGGGCTGGCAGCTAACCCCCGTAGTGACTCGGGGCGGAAAAGCCTTGGAACAGTATTTAGACGGGCAGATACGGGGTATGGGCGACCCAGCAAGGAATTACCTGCGGTACTATAGGCAATACTCCCGCTGCGGAGTTTCCATAACCAGTTGCTACGGTAAAGGATAATCATGGCTGAAAAGTACTACATCGAATATGTCACAGCCGCTGATAACAAGAAGCACACAACCCTGCCCTTCGACTCCTATAGGGAAGCACGAGACGCCCTGTATAAGTGGACGGGGTTCTTTCCTAATGACCGGTCCTTGATTAAGAGTTTCAAGTTGAAGAAGAAATAACATGGATATAACTTGGCAGTATGTCATTAAAAGAGAAACTGAATCCGGGGAGATCCTTAGGCTAGAAAGCTGCGCCTTTGACACGTACTATGAGGCGCGGTACAATGGGGCGGCACATAAAGAGGCCTTGCTACCACTGTCGAAGCGAATTCGCCTTGATATAAGACCTTACGACTGGAGAGGCAGACACTGATGTTTGTTCTCAGCTTCGGGTTTTTAGTAGATTCAAAAGAGACTCATATCGCGGGAGTTTATACCTCTTCTGGAAGAGCCCAAGACGCCCTTGATACATTAAGAGGGCAACTTGTTGACGAGTGGGGAACCGGATTCTTTTTGTGGATTTCAGAGTTCAAAGTTAACGCAGAACCAGAGGGGTTAGAGTAAAATGTATATTTTAGAATACGGATTTGAGGGACTGGACTCATACGTTGCCGGGGTGTACAGCAACGAAGAGGATCTAAACCACGCCAAAAACCGGCTCTCGGCGGAGTTACTGCGGGAAGGATCTGATGACGAGTTTTGGATCCATCACTCTGTATTTGAGCTGAACGCCTACCCAAAGATCTGAAAGGAATGAGTATGTGGGGTTTTGAGATACAAGCTAACTATAAAGATGGTTTAGTTAAGACGATTAAAAGCAAAGCCACCTACCCTACGTACAAAGAAGCCAAGCAAGTGGGGGAAGGAACCGGGGCTAAGCTTCTTAATGTTGTGGATTACTCAGTGAAGGTGGTGCAGCGATGAGGGATTTACCGGAAAGCCACTGGGGCTATACGTTAAAAGTTCGTTTTAACAACGGGTCCAAAGCCGTGTACGAGGACGATTCTATGTCATGGAAGACCGAAGCAGCCGCCAAGTCGGCGGGGGAGAAGCAACTGGCTTCCTTGTCGGACGTGGCCCGATCTACATTGAAATGTAACACTTATTTCGATACCCGATACTGATTTAGGCAAAAGAAAAGCCCCCTACTACCAGTCACGGTAAGTAGGGGGCTTTTTTGCTGTTGTTACAGCATTTATTACAGTCAGAGTGTAACAAATGCTGCATCATCTATCTTTTTGGTTACTCTGCGTTCTTGGGGGCCAAGAAGGCACCAACGGCGCTAAGCAGCGCGGCAATAGCGCTAGCTAACAGGGGGTCCAAGTGCAAATCAGCGGATGCGAATAGCGCGATAACACCTGCGCCGGTCACACCCCCAAGAAGAGCGCCGATAGCTTTTGAAATCTTGTTCATGTTTTCCTTCCTTAGTTTAAATCACCAAAGAGGCTGATACCAGCCGTGGTAAGACCCATTGGGTGCGGGGCTGCTTCTGGGTCTAGGCGGTATTCAATTTGAACCCCTACCGTGTACGAAGGAACAGCGATTTTCCACACAGCGTTCTCTGCGACCACTTCCGGACCGTGAATAGCTTCCTGACGGATACCGGAGTCGTGTAGGAAATACACTTTAAACTCTGTGTCACCCCAGCCCGAGGATAGGTGAAGCCAGGACCTTTTAGTCAAGGCACTACCAGAGGAAGTTTCCCAGGGAATGGATATTGTTTGGTGATGTGATAATGGTTGAACTGAATGATTGATGATAGCCACTTCGCTATTTACCTCTGTTTCTTCAGGAGTTGTACCGTTAGCAGCGCGGGACATGACCACATCCCAGGGGAAACCAGGGCCGGGGTCCCAGTGGCTTCCGTCTTTCTTGCCGTTAGTGTATTCAATGTGTCCGATAACGCCGGCTTCGTTGTTGGCGACTTGTTGGGCGGTGAGTTTCCTCAACGGGATTCCACGGGCCAAGCAGCGGGAACGAATCCATGCAGCAGCATGGTTCAACATGCCTTGGTGATTCTTCAACCATTCTTCACGGGACCAGGCGGCGAAGCCACACAGTTCCAGGTTATCGCTCCGGCTGTTTCCGCTTCTCAGGGTCCACGAAGCTCGGTTGTAAGGGACTAGATTGTCCATTAAGACGGAGTCGTCGGCGATGGCGTGGGAGCTGGAGTTTGTAGATTTTTCGAAATATTTTTTAAGGTTTGCGGCGGTTCTGGCCCCTTCAGCCGTGTGTATCACGACCCAGAGGACCCGAGCACCCTCGCGGGATGAATTATTTAGGGCCATTGGTTATCCTTAACTGCATGAATAGGAGGGATTCCCGGAGGGGCTTACGTTTAACGTGCAAGTGTATTCGTTTCCATCAAACTTAAAGACGAAACTAGACATAGGCGGAGCATTAGAGCCGTCTTTCCCGTCAGTGCCATCTGCGCCCTTGGGTCCTGCGGGTCCGGGTCCCCCTGGGTCCCCTTTGTCGCCTTTAGGTCCTGTGATACTTTTTCCTTCAGGCCCCTCGGGCCCCATGGGTCCTGGTACCCCAGGTGCTCCTGCCGGGCCTGTGATGCTCTCTCCGTCGACTCCGGGCGGTCCTGGGACTCCTGCGGGGCCCGCAGGCCCTACGACGCTTTCGCCCTTGGGTCCTGCGGGTCCGGGGATACCGGGTGGCGGTTCGCCTCGTTCCGCCCTGCCGCAGGCGTCGGAGGCCTCGATGGTTTTGTCGCTGGGGGTCATGCGACAGACGGTGAGAAGCTGCGAGTTAATGGCGTCTATTTCTTTGTCCCGAGCTTCTTTGACTTGAGACATGGTTATTGTTAACCAGACTAGCCCGAGAATGGTGACGAGAATGGCTGTGAGCATTGTGGCACGCCACGCTAGCTCGTTACGCTTTCGGCGTTCTTGGAGCTGGTGGCCTAGGTTCTCAAGCTCAGACATTTTCTCACCCCTCGGTAAATTCGAGGTCGTCTTCATCCGGGGGCCATTTTGGAACTTTGCGCCCCAGGTGTCGGATGTACGCGCGATAGTAGGCGGCGCGTTCTTCCGAATCAAAGTATTGTTTCCGCCAAGTGGCGGTTTCTTCTTCAGCTTTATCGGCTCTAGCCTCTGCTGCGAGGACTCTGGCCGTGTCGGCTGCTGATTGTTTATTGATGCGGGCAATTAGTGTTTCTTCTGATTCAAGTTTTCCTTGCCTTCTTTTGGCGTAGAACTGAATCAGGAAACCAACTACACCTGTGCCGCCGGAACCTAAAATCACAGCTAGGAGGGTATCGACGTTCATGTATCCTCGCTATCCGGGATGGTTAGGGCCTGACGGTAAAGGACCACAACATCCGCAAACCGACTGATAAGCAGAAGCGCATAGGCTGATACCACAATCCCGCTGTAGGGTACGTTTCCGTTTCCTAGGGAACTGTAGATCAAAGCTACTGAATAGGCGCTTAAGGAAGTTATCAGAAGTGGTAACCCGAATAGTTCGGACCACACATTTGAGACGATGTGCATAACCCCCAGGATTCCACCGGCGAGGATGAACCCGCCCCAAATGTAAGTGAGGAGGTCCCCAGCAACTTCGCTGAAAACGGGACTAGGCCTGAATAGAGTTGTAGCGCCTAAGAGGGTTAAGATGATGTAATTGATAAACAGTATGGGCCGCATCTTTAAGCGTGTCGCTAGACCCATGAGGAATACCTAACAAGAGAAGGAGCGGCGCGGCCGAGGCCTACGCCGCCCGTTTTAGTTGTCGTTTTCGGTGGTGTATCGTTTATCCAGTCCGTCTATTTCCGAGTAGTTATCCGCCTCGATGTCCCAGCGGGCAAAGTTTCCGTTTGAGCGGAAATAATCCCCCTCCACTATTGAACTGCCGAAGAATCCATTACTGTAACTAATGGTGGTTCCGTCGTCTTGTAAGTTGGGGTAACTTAGAGAGATCAAATCTTTTACTTCTTGGCGGTTAACACTGGTTAGTTGAGACACCTGGAATACCTCGGGTTTACGGATGAAATAACGATTCTCCATTATGCTCCTATTCGACGTAGACGGAAATGCGTTCTTCCGGTACCCGGCCCCGCGTTGGTGTAGTTACCTGTTGCAGAACCAGTAACGTAAATCGCGGGACGTACCTTTATGGTATCCCCTGCGGTAAGGTAAACTAACGCCGTGGTGTTTAAGCTGCTGTAGGCTGAGCCGGGGTAATACATGGCGTTACTACCGTGGACAACAGTGAAAGCGCCATTCTCGATCGACAATACCAACTGGTGACCGGCCCCGCTAGATAGGTCCAAATCGAATTGGGTTGAAATACTCCACCAGCCCGTATACCCCGAAGCTATAGTGAACGTTCCGGCCGAATAACTGACCCCCACGGGGGTGATTTGTTGACTCCCAAACAACAAAACTGTGGGGGTATAGGTTCCCCCCGGAGGTGAGGTGGCCCAATAAGCCACGGTTTGGGTAGAGTTAGCAGCAATCCAGGATCCCGCCCCACCCAATTCTAGCGCCTGGAGCCTAGAGATGGCGGTTCCACCCGACCAGGTTCCCAGGTTCGTGTTGATTGTTCCCACGTTAGTGGTAAGAGTGGAGAACTGGCTAGTAGCCGTGGATGCGTTGGTAACCCCCGACCCTAGCCGATCGGATAACCTTTGGTTACCGATACCAACAGCGCCGGAGGTGTTCGTTGTTCTACTATCAACTGTTGACAGGTTGCTGGTTAATGTTGCTAACTGTGCGGTGGCGGTAGAAGCAGAAGTAACACCAGATCCCAAACGGTCCGACAGCCGTTGATTACCGATACCTACGTCCCCGGAGGTGTTTGTGGTTCGGCTGTTCAGCGTCGAAATATCAGCTGTTTGGGTAGTGTTAATCGCCTCTATCGCCGTGGCACGGTCATCTAAATCATTTGTAGCATCAATGAGCGGGTTCCAGTCCCCCGCCGCATCAACTAGATGCCCTGTAGAACGGTTAGGTAGATCGTAGGCCATAGTAACCCCTTACGATAGATAGGTATTTATTCCGAGCTCTGAAGCCCCTTCAATACCTAGTAGCCAGGTGTTAGGGGTGTTGACGATGCGGAGAGTGAGTTCATCAATCATCTCAGCTCCACGGTCCTTAGTAACTTTAGTCATGATCTGGCCGAAGAGAACCCCGCTGGAACCGGTTTCATTGGTGAGAGCGATGATGTCAAATAACTGCCGGCGAGGGTCTGCCGGTACAGCTAACGTTTCGATCATTGGTGCCGGGATAACAGTGTCCTGTAACAAGGACTCAGCAACAGCTTCCGCCGTATACTTTGTTTGGAACCACGGATTGTTTCCAATCACAAGGGCCCGAGTCCCATTTTCGTCCACATCAGTTTCTGATTCGTATACAGTAGTTTTCTGTAATTCCTCACTGTATCTCCGGCCGCTGATAACCCAGTTTGCTTGATTCCCGCCAAGGAATGAACCCACATAGGTATCGGCAGCCCCGCCGATGTTCCAGGTGAGAACCAGACTGCGTTGGTCGGAAACGATATACACCCCCGCATAAGCGAAAGCTATTTCTGCGTCTAGTGTGGGATCTTCCATTTTCACAGAAGACACATAGCCGTAATGGATGCTCTGTTCGAAACCGTCCGACGGTGGTGCGGCGCTTTGCTGAAATATTAGCTGCTGGGTCGCTATTACCGTGTTTAAGGGCTGTATCGCAGTATGAGCCCCGGAACCACTCCTTGCGGGACGCTCTAAGGCGCTTTCCTGCTTGTAAACATGATCTGTAATAGAACCCCGGAACGTCCAATTAGCTACGATAGTGTTCCGTTTAGCGTCGGCGCTGGGGAACATAACCAAATTATCTAGTTGGTCGTCAGTTAAATCGATTGCATCATCTAAAGCGCCCGCAGAAATACCTTGGATGCTCGTGCGAGAAGCAACGTGAACCGTGCCCCACTCATCCATCCACAGCAACCCATATTCTCCGGTTACCGCGTCCTTTAAAGTTTCCCAAGCCGAACGATGATAAGTATCCGGAATATAAGCCAGTCGAGCCAAACCAGAAGAAATTACGGCTTGAGGTTTTCCGTTGACTAGCAGCGGAATATCCAGCTGATTGGGGTCGTAGGCAGTGGCTGCGCCCCCGGTATACCACTGAGAGTGGGACAGGGAGATAAACGCATTGATGATAACAACATTCGTCCGATTACCGGCCAATGTACCGCCTTGAACCCCGCCACCAGTGTAATAGGTGTACCCAAAAGCCGGGTTCTCCCCTATGGGAGTAGCGGTTTGCGTGGCCCCATCAATTTTAACTTCAACCGAAATGTTGGAGTTGGTGAATTTGACGAGAACATTGGCGTAATGCCATCCTCCTGTTAGACTAGCGCCTAACGTCTCCCATTCCCAAACGTATTGATCCAATTCCCAGGCAGTGTTTTCAGCGACCTGTACCACAATGTCACCATTGTTTTTAGGTTTTATTTGGATATGTCCCGCGTCTTCGGGGTCTAAGTACCCGTCGGAAAGAAACGCCGGAAGCATCTTCACATCTTCTATGAAGAAAGTTACCTCAGCAGCTGTCCCTATTTCGGATCCAGGAAAGTCCACATGGTACCAGCCGGCCCAAGCAACCGTAACCGGTGTGTTAGAGGTTCCGTTTTGGGGGACAAACACTTGTTGGGAGGTGGATATCCATGAGTGTATCTGACCGTTTTGGTAGCTGGGGGCCATCTCCCCGTAGGGGTTTGTAGTCCACTCATCATAAATCTTGTGGTGGTACCAAGGTAGAGAGGTGGCGTTAGCGATATGCCCTACCGTCGGTAACCCACTACCCGCTAAGGTTTGGTAGGCTACACAATCTGTGCGAGGCTTGGGGGTAGTCCAGCGGCCTGATTTCTTTAAAATTTCGGTGACAGCCCACACGCTGTGAATCGGGTATCCGCTGCTGTTGTTGTCTACTCCCGTGTCGCTGTCATAGTCGGCTTGATACCAAGCGTAATCAGGCGATGTGGTAGCCCCGGCCCAGAGAGGTAAGGTTACTTCCTGCGCAGAGAAATCGAGGTGATCCGCAGCGATGAGGCTTAAACCCTGCGCTTTTCTGTCAAACTGTACTACCCTGACGAAACCGTGAAAGACGGGGGTTTCTATGGGCCCTAAAACAGTTTCAAGGACCCGATAGTATCTTACCGGGAGATTCAGATAAGAATTCCCGTAGACAGGCGACTGGTTGTTGTACGGATCAAACAGGGCGGACATAGTAATCTCGCCTGGAATACGCCTGCCCTGCAACGTCACCGACAGTTCCCCGGAGGAGAATCCCGCGAGAGCGTTTACCTCCGCCGGGAGAACAGTCGCGGTACTGCGGTCTGTAGTACACTCGATGATAGTAGCCGACAGATCCGAGTATTCGTGATCATAAGACCCATCGCGGTCCCAGTCGAATTCAATTTTCCCGTACATCCTGCGGCTCTTAGCAGCAAGAGCTTCAGCTAAAGCTTCTTGTTCCTCAGGCGAATCAGGCAAAAGCATCTAGACCCCCTAGAGTTCAACAAGAGTGATGGTACTATCCGTGTAATACCAGTAAGGTAGTGTCTCGGGCATCGAAACAATCTCTACAACCGGTGTTCCCTCGCCCGGAGTCCAGTCGCTCAACCCCTGTCTCTCTAACTGTGCCGGTCCAATCGTGACGGTTTCGTCGTCCTCGACTGAGATAGAGACCTGGATCCCTACGGATCCAACAGGAACTGTGAAGGTAACTGATTTACGAACCCACACAGCAGAAACAGTTTGCGTGGACGTAGTAACTGTGGACTCCACAGCAGCGAAGGTTTTAGATTTTATCGTTATTGTAGTGGAAGCGGTAGTTTTCAAATACACTGAGAAAGTGTATTCGTTACCCGGAACCAGGGGCTTCCATCCATCAAAGATCAAAGAGCCAGGGGATCCCGAGGTATTATCCAATTGAGCCACAAACCTCTGCCGGGGAGAGATAGGGAAATCCGTTCCCGTAGCGACCGGGTTAACCGTGACCCCAGCACCGCTAACAAGGAGCATCTTCGTCGGTCCCCAAGAGGACAAGCCACTAGAAGCCCGAGGCGAAAGATGATTCACAATTAACGGATCAAGAAGATACAAGGGACCGGCAATCATGCCCGAGTGAAATGACTGAAGGAGACCCTGTTTAAACCGGGTCAAACCCTCCACTTCTAATTCCCAGGTTCTTTTAGCCCCGGTAGTATTAACTGTTCGCCCGCCGGTAGCTCCTTGGCTTATGTATTGAACTAGTTCCCGGTTACGGGTAGCCCTCTCCAATCCGGGAAGGGCTACCATTTCGCCAGCTGGCCCAAGATACCATGTGGTGTCTTTAGTCTCCATTATCCTACCTTAGGCCATTCAGGGTGTCCCCTGTCTTAGTTTTATATGCAACGCCACGAGAATCAAAGTTAATAGCCCAACCCTCAATGGCGGCTAGAACCTGGTTGTATAAGCTGTCACCGGCTTCAATCACAACTCGGCTGTCATCTACTGTGGCAGCTAGGGACCCAGCGGAGTATTTACCGGCGATCGTGCTATTGAGGGTCTTCGCTATATCGTCACCCACACCAGAGACAAAGCCATAAACATCCTTAGAACCTTCTGCAAGCCCCTTGACTAACCCGGCCATGATTGCGTTACCGGCGGGGATTAAAAGGACCCGGTCGTAAGGTAAAGGGCCCTTGAGGGACGCTATTTTACCTGCGATCGTGGATACGAAGTCGAAGACTTTCTGGGCCGCTTCTTTGATACCGTTCAATAGACCCGTGATAACGGCTTTTCCGGCCTCCAAGAGAAGTCTGCCAAGATCCCCTAGGGCGTCTTTGATCTTTTGGGGGATAGATTTAACAAAGTCAACAACTTTGTTAAATCCGTCTACGGCTCCTTGGCGGATGTTATTCCAGGTGTCCCCAAAGAACTGTTTGACACCGTTCCAGATATCCGCAGCCGCCTGTTTTGCGTTATTCCACGCTGTCCGCAGGGCATTGGTTATAGAGTTCCAAATATCTACTGCGGTATCCCGGATACTGTTCCAGGCGTCTCGAACCAGATTAACTACCCAGTCGATGCCCGTGTTTACAACATTTACTATCGCATTCCAAGCAGTCTCGAATACATTCTTAATGAATTCCCAACCAACCCGAAAAGCTTCCTTCACTTGATCCCAGTGAGTAATGATGAAGAAGAGCGCTGCAACGATAGCAGCTGCGATAAGCACGAATGGATTTAAGGCCAAAACGGCATTGAGGGCCAGAGCCGCTATCTTCCAGGCAAGGAACGCACCCACAATGACAAGTACTGTAGGACCTATCCACTCCATGTTTTCGGACAGAAACGTTAAAATAGTTGTCAATATAGGTGCCAGCGTTTGTATCGCGGGAAGTAATACCGCGCTTATCTGGCTCGCCAAGGTGGTGAAGATAGCTAACAAGGGTGGAATGAGGGGAGCTATAGCTTTTAATGCCGGCCCTAAGAAGGTTCCTACGGTTGTGGCCAAACTGCTTAAGGCTTGTGCAACACTTTTTAAAACCGTTTGACCTTCCAAGCTTTCAAAAAAATCCGCTATCGAAGATACAGCGGTCCCGAAGGTCTCACCTAATCCTACTCCCGCCTCCCTAAAAGCCTTGAAAACTGAAGAAAATATACGCCCCACGTCGCTAAGAACAGACCCAATTTGTTTGAGCGCGTCTATCCCGCCTCTAATCCAACCTTCTATTTTTTGGATTCCTTCGGCGGACTCCGTGAAACTTTGAAAAGCCCTAGCGGCCCCCTCGGCTCCAGAGGTCATAGGCGCAAAAACACGAGCTCCTATTCCCGCCATGTTCAAGAGACCCACCAAAACCGGCCCTATAGCGGCCCCGATGTTAGACAACAGGGTAGACGTAGGTCCAATGAGCGAGTTGAAAGCCCTAACTCCCGATGTAGCAAAGGCCCGTGTAACTGAGTTGGCGATGCCCGACATAGACTTGGCGATTTCCTGAAACCCGGTTCTTAATTGCGGGAGGATGTTGTTTATGTCTTTAACCGCCGGTTGGAGCTCTTTGCGGAAAGTATCTGCTACACTCGTTTTTAAGTTGTTAAGCGCCTGCTGATTGGATTTAAAGGCGTCCTTGATTCCTTCTAACCCCAGAATCACGGCTCCTGCAGCAATCGCAGTCGCACCCAGTATCGCCGGTACTCCTGCCAATACACCAGAAGCCGAAACCAGGACCGCAGCCGCGCTACCTACAACGTTGAAGACCCCGACAACCGCCGATAGACCCAAGGATATCTTGGCTATAGATCCAATGAAGCGGGTTGCAGCAGAGCCTAAAGCAGCAAAATCACTAACAGCACTGCGCAGCCAACGCCGAGACAAAGAAACTCGTTGTTCAATCTCTTGTCGTTCTTGGTTACGGCGGAAAGCCATCATTTCCGCAGCTGCGGTGGCTGTGTTTGCCCTGACGGGTATTTCGAAGTCTACTTGTATCTTTTTTAAACCGGAGATTAGTTCCCGTCGGAATCCGGATAGTTCAGGACGTACCCGAACGCCGACGGAACCAATGATTTCAGTTGCAGCCATTATTTCCTACCCATCAAGGCCGAAGCTTGTGCAGCCCATGACCCGGCTGACGGTTTTGGCTTCCGCTTCTCCCTTCCAGGGATGTCTAGCGGCTTATATTCGCCCAACTTCTTTTTACTATTTACCGAAGCGAAGTAGTGAAGATGCTGCGCGGTGGTGTCTAGCTGATGAGCTGCTAAGAGTCGATCTGTCCCCCAACCAGGAGGAAGTTCGTTGTACCTCGTGGCAAAGAGACTAGTGTCAGGCAACCCCGAGATTAAATCCAAGACCCTCTCGGGGCTGTGAGTGTCGTAAACTGCCTCTAGGAAATCTAATTGATAGAATCTTTGGAAATCGGAGTATAGGGCGGGTCCGTGCTCATCCCGAAACCGCCTAACTATTCCCCCTGGGCTAGTTGGGTCACCTTACCGTATTCCTCGAAAACCACCATCAAGACAGCCATGTCCACGGAGGAAAAAACTTCTCGGACCTTCTCCGCGTTATCAGACACAGCGGCAAGAAGTTCTACCATCAAGTGGCGGACGTCTTTGCTTGATTGCGGGTCTTTGCTGTCGTTCAAGGCTTGTAGTTGTTTTTGTAGCTCGTCCACCTTCTCGGCTTCCTCGTCCGGGATACGGAGAGTGCTTCTGAGGGTGACCCCGATGTCTTCGATAACTACGCCTTGGTACTTCTTTTCCGCAGCGGCTTCAAAATCGGCTAGATTGAATCCCATTACTTTACCTTCCAGAGGTTACCTGAGCCTGAGAAACCCGGTTCCTTGCGTCAGGCGGCACAAGGAACCGAGAGAGTGTTAAGATAGAGCCATCAAGGTGGGGGAGATCCACGAGAACCGTGGGTCATCTCCCTCTTCTGGATCTAGGCAGATGGCGCGGAGAGGAACCATCGCGGCGTTTTCGATATCCGAAATGTCAATCGAATCCCCGCCACTGATAGAAGCCCTACCAGCCCAGAAGCCAACCCAGCTGTTACCGTCCCGAAGGGTGATAAGCATCGCCGACTCGATCGGGGTACCGTCCTCGCTACCTTGAACATCAAAGTAGCCTGGGGTGGAGCCCCCGTCGGTACCGTAGTAGTATTTTAAAACACCCCGGGTAAACTGGGTGAGAGAGAACGTAAGCTCACGAGTGATAGCCTCTGTGGAGGTACGAATAACTTTCTTGGACATAGAGCCTTTGGCGGTTTGTTCCCCGCCATCAAGACCCCACTCGGGAAGTCCGTCACCCTCCTCGGTGCCCAAGTGACCGAGAATGTCCCACGGTGAACCTGGGGCTTCAAGGGCTTCGACCGTAGCAGCTGGTTTCGCAGTTCCCACGGGCGCAATGTAAATGAAGGCATTACCTGTCATCAGGTAGCCGGCGTCAATTAACGGCATGTTGTATTCTCCTAAAGGCCAGGAGGCCGAACGGAAAGCGCATAAGTAGCGCTAACACGAAAAGTTGAAGCGGGCATACCCGCCAATAGTTGCACATACGGTTTAGTGACCGTAGCAAAACGAAGAATGTGCCCGTGGGGGTAAGTGACTTGGTCATACCAAGCAACCCTAAGAGCATGTTGAATCGCCTGGGCATAATCCAAAGCCGTTAACCGGCTTCCTTGCGCATAGACCACAACATTTACGTTAGACACATCTAATCGGTCAGGTAGCGGTGACCGTCCGCCGCTGGTCTCCTGGACCCACACATAAATCTGTTCCGACAAACTACGAGACCGCAACCGCTCCGTGTCCACAACTGCGGAAGGAAGGGCTACCCGAATAACGTCGGCAGTAAGTTCCACGGCGTCCCACATTACGACGACCTGAGTGTATTGATGCCTTCGACCCATTCACCTGATTTGTGATGGTGATGTCCGACTTCTACCGACATAGCGGCAGGACCGTCCAGGGTAACAATTCGGTCTGTGTCTTCCTCATACATTCCAATGGAATGTTTTCCCTCTTCCCTATGGGCCGAGAGAACTGATTCTGCCCGTGACCGAACAGTGTCGGCGTAAAATTCAACCGACCCAATAACCCCGTCTAGATGAGATACCTTGTGGTTCAGGGTTTTGCTGTTGTCTAATCGGACATCTACCATCTCGGCCACCCCGGTTCAAAGTCGGGGAACCAGTTTTCTCTGACATCCGTTATACCGGGTGTCAGTCCCACCACTTCAGAGTTTTGGGCTCCTAAGGAGCGCCATTCTCGGCGGAGGATTTGGATATAACCTACTTGGCTTGCGGGATTGTAATTCACAGCCCCATTCTCAGGGATGACTAAATCAACCCCCGCCGGAAGCCTAGCTGCCCGCAACGCTGCTGTACATTCCACAGCAATTAGACGCTGTTTAAAGTTAGCATCGGTAGTAGAATCTGTAACCGCATCCGGGAGACGGCGAAGGATCTCGGCCTCTGCGTCATTTAGATATGCGGATATCATGGCCGCTTCGTCTGTGGTGAAGGGCCGGCCTAAACGGTCAGAGGCATCGCTATTACTTGCTACCGCCATCAGACCACCTCCAAATCTTTAGACCAACCCCAGACAATCATATCTGCGGCCAGTGTTATGCTACAAGAAACTTTAGAACCGGTAGCGTTGGTTAAATGGATTTCCGGTCGTTGTCGCTTCGGACGTCCTGAAGCGATAATCGTAGGGACCCACTCCATCCAAGAATATAGTTCCTTCTCCGACTGGGTTATCAATTTAACTCCGCGCCTAACGGCTGCTTTATCCAGTTTCTTACGATACTCGGCGTTGGAGAAATAGTTTCGGATCGCCTCAGCGTATTCCTCCGGTTTTTCCCGGTCAATGAAGGTGCCCGCTGTTCCTAGGCACTCCTTCAAACCGGGTGTCGGATGTGCGAAAGTAGGGATGCCAGAGACGCTAGCCTCAGCAGCGCACATTCCATAGGATTCGTACCCGGAAGGCATTAGCAACAGGGCTGTTTGTGCCCAAACGTTCCGCATATCTTGGGTAGTGAGCATAATAGACACATTGGCGTAGGCATCTAGCCTCTGCTCGCCGTGAGTGCCCTGGACCCCCAAAAACTGAACGTCTGGAAGCAACTTCGCCGTTTTATAGAAAGTGTCCACGCCTTTATTATCACTCATATTAATTAGAGTGACTTTGTCACCTTTGTCGGTTTGATGCCGCTCAGGCTCCAAAGGAGGATGAATCACCAGCCCAGGAGCAGAGTGCATAGGTTCACAAACCTCTTTAACCCACTGAGTATTGTAGAGAACAAAATCAGGTTTACAGTGCAACATTTCCTGAATGTCGTACCGTTCGTTATGCAGATAAGTCACTAAAGGGATGCCAAAATGATCTGCAACGAGAGACCCGAAAACAGTTCCTATGCGGTGATGCGTTAACACTAGATCCGGTTTGGAAAGAGAATCCAGCGAGGGAGGCCCAGGAATAACCCAAGCCCCCTCAAACTGGTAAGGATCACCAATGGCTTGAAGAGCGAATACAGTCACTTCTGACCCCGAGTCGATAAGGGGCTTAAGAAGATGCTGCATCGCTCTCTCTGACCCAGCTGCTAAGTGAGGCAGCCACCCATGAACGTAAACATGAATCTTCACAGGTAGCTTCCTCTTCCTTAGCTAAGGGTCGTGCCAGCGGTGTACTTAACGAAGTCCTCTGGTTCTGCAACCAAGACACCAACCTCAGCCTCTGCACGAAGCAGAACCAAGTTCTCTTGGAACGCGGAGTGAGTGACATCGTTGCTATCCACATAGGTGCCCTCGGTGCTGACATCGATGCGGAACGACGAGTACTGTCCCCAGTATACACGGGACCAGTCGCCACCGTAACCAAGAACCTGGGTGGCACCGGAACCGGTACGAACGTCCTTCACAAATTCCGCTGGGCGGCCCAAAAGGCGGCCGGGACGGTAGACAGGGTTGCTGTCCTGCAAAGGAACATCGACGAAGGTGGGGCGACCTGAGGTATCAACGGAAGAGTTGAACACAGGCTCGCTGATGCGGTCAAACACAAACCCGTTAAGGTCGCGACCGTCAGCAGCAAGCAATTTCAAACCGTTGTTAACATCGGTGAAGATGCCACCGTTAGCGGCGGTAGCAGTACCTAAGGTGACAGACTTGGTGGTCTGGTTCACATAGGTGGCACCGCCGAGACCAGAACCGGTAAGAGCCAAAGTGTCCACGGCGCGGGCGTAAGACGCTGCGAGCTTGTCGCGAACGATCTCCAACACACCCTGGATGTTAGCGGCCGCAACCTCTTGGGTGAGAGGGACGATAACCGCCCATTTGCGGACGGCCATGAACTTGTTGCTAAAGGTGTCCTCGGCGACAGGCTTCGCTGCGGCCTCATTCACCCAGCCACCAGCAATGTCGGCAGACATTACGGGAACATTCGTACCAGCGCGGCCCACAGGAATCTGGGTGGCCATCCGGGTGACGAATGAATAATCACGGGAACGAGAAAGGATAGGTGCGGCCTGAGCTGGGGTCAGCTCAAACTGTCCAGTATTAATAGGCATATTTTACTCCATCTAACTGATTGCGCTAAGCGCCTAAAATAACTTAACCGTCGCGTCTAGCGATCAGTCATCATTCGAGTCACTCAAACCAAGGGCCTGAGTTAATGCCCGCTCCAAGGCATCCACGGGAGGCGGGTTCGACGGCGCAGAGGCCGCCACATCTTTAGGTAGCCGGACCTTGCCGACAGACTGAGAAAACTCCTGAGCATCGGCAGTAAGCTCCTCAAGAGAGGAACCCCGCAACCGATCTGCATATTGAGGGATACCGGCCCCAATCGCTGCCTTATAGCGAAGATTCTCCAACGTTAAAGATTCCTGGGCCGTCAATGCAGCTTCGTAGTCATCAGTAGCTTTACCCGCCTTAGCGGTGAGGTCGTCGAATCGAGTATTTGCCTCAGCTAGCGCCTGGTCGTATGTCTCTTGGCGTCCTTTAGCTTCTTGGTATTTGACTCGATAGTCGGCGGCTTCGCTCCTGAGTGACTTGATTTCTTTCTGCCACGACTCGGGTAGATCTTCAAATTTATCCACGGCTTTTAGCTCCTGGCTTGGTTGCGCATTTCCTGATCGGCGATGCGAGATACTTGCTTACTTGCTTTCGGTCTCCCCGCTTCTACAGCCCGGCGGAAGGCTCTAGTTGCATCGTTACCCTTTTTCCCTTTAGTGACGTCTTTCCAAAGCTGCTCAGCTTGTTCGTACTGTGCTTTTCCTCGCCACTTGTCACGGGAAAATACTTGCACTACCTCACACGTGCAGCCTCGATGCCATTTTTCCATCCCCCCGGCTGACATGTTACTTCCATAGGAGGGGCCGCGAGATATGAGCATCAGACACCAAGAACAAGTTCCTGGGATCGGGTCATACCTTGCCCAGCCGATACTGCGGGGATCGTCGATAGCGTAAGCTACGGCGTGTTCCCTCTCCGCGTTACGCGAATGAAGATCAGCGCCCACAAGAAGACTTTCCAGTGACTTCATATCAATCGGCTCGTCTTCAACGAGAGACCGGCGGACAGACCCCAGCCACTCCGCGAAAGTGAACGGTCGAAGTGACGGGGACGAAACTGGATCTGCGTCCCGATCGAAGGCGGCTAGAGACTGAATGTAGAGCTCCCTAGCCAATGCCTCATATTGTTTCCGGGTGGAAAGAACTGTGACAAAGCTGTCGTTTGCGATTCTTTCGACTAGATCCCGTCCGGCTGGTCTTCCTAAGAAAGGAATCAAGAACCTAAGAAGCGTTCTCATCATCGCCCGAGTTATCGATTGACGTTGGAGTTGGGGCGTCGCCATCTGCCCCCCTCATCAACCGATTAACTACGTCATTGTCTCTCTCGTCCTGCTCCGCCAGCATCTGTTTAATAAATTCCCCGGTTTCCCCCAGTTTCAGCAGCAGGGCTTTCCGGGAATAGAGGGAGTTAGCGTCTACCTTCACAGCAGACAGTTTCAGAACAGCGTCGGCGCGGGCCTGTAACGTAGGTTCTGCCGGGGGAACCCAAATAACCGAAATATCGGCATCCGGTCCAAAGTCCCCGTACACATCTGCTATGTAGCGGAGAGCAGCGAGCCACGAGGGAGTGAAGCCCCGAGCAATCCGCTCCACTCTGCGCACTAGCCTCATGTCATCCTGCCGCTGGGCGTCCCCGGATGTTGGGTTCGCGTCAGAAGAGACACCGAAGACCGACAGAGGAACACCCATCAAAGCAGCTGCCTGACGAGTCATTGCATTCAGAGAGGTCGTGTAGTTCTGCAACTGGGCAGCGCTGAACTCGTGAATCCCGGCGGTTTCACTAGCAAGGGTGAGCAATCGGCCCATGTAAATTTTATCTTTACTGGCGCGAGTACCATCCGGATTAGTTAAATCGCCCTCTTCAACGCCGGTTAAAATCCGCTGCGGGAGCGCCATTAAGGATCCTGCAATTGTCAGGTCCGTAGCAGCTCTGGTGGCGGCGTCCTGAAGGCTCCAAATATCTTTAGCTTCTGGACGGCCCCAACGATCATCAATTTCCGCACGGGACAGAAAAGGAAAGACAGGAACCTGGTCGCTGCTCTCCACCTCATTCTTTGGGGCCTCAGGATCATGAACCCATTGGCCATTGTTTCGAATGTAGTAGGAGATCTTCCCAGGGCTGTAGTGAGCGTACCTATCGCCCTTATCCCCGTAGACTCTAAGCGCTTCTTCGACCTGGCCGGTGTAGACGTTAATACGGTGAACCATTTGCCGACCGGAAACTACCTGCATTAACGGCAGATCGTCCCCGGCGGTAATGACCAAATAACTGCGGCCGTATTCCATGGCGTCGGTAGCTAGTTTAGAAGCCTTCTCGTCCGCGTTGTTGTGCTTCCACACCTTAACGAGATACTCGGTTAGCTCAACATCGGGGGAACTGATCTCCCGGATGTCCAACCTCTCTTCTAAAACCGATACACACAGCCGGCACCACGGCAGCTTGGTGTGCAGTTGCCGCAGTTCCGGGGGGGTCATCGGGGATACGTTGCGCTCGGTGCGGGAAGCTTCGTGGTATTGTTCCGCGCGTTCGTCTTTCCACTTACGGTTATTCAGATCCTCTAGGAGGCTGTCTAAACTCATATTTTTCTCCGTTACCAGGCTATAACCCTCCGAGATTTAACCGGCTCGGGTGGAAGACTCAAATACTTAGTGCCCACAATATAGGCGGCGAGGCAGGCGGCCACGATGTCAACTCGACGAACAGAGTTAGGGGTTTCCTTACCAAAAGACGCCCCATATCTTGTTTGCCTGTACTTGGCATTTTGCCAATGCTGTCGCATGACTAGATTGTCTGCGAAACGGACATGACCCGAGTTCATTTCAACCAATAGCGCCTCTAAACCGTGTACCAAAACTTCTTGATTCTTTCGGAAGTCCAGGATCACAGCGCCTTTGCTACTGGCTTTGACCCGCATCTTCTCCCCAAAGTCCCTTTCCCAACCATAGACCCAGGATTCAAAGGGGTGTACATCGGAACCAACGCCGACAACATCATAACGATCCATAGCGGCACGGAAATGCTCGTCAATCATCGGCTCGTCAATATGCCAGTCTTCTTCCAAAGGGTCAGGTTCCCAGTAACCGAGAAGATGAAACGATTTATCAGTTACTCGATACCCAATATGAGCCGTTCCGTCCCTTGTTAAAGACCCATCGAAGCCCACAGCGATAAGATCCCCAGGTTTCAATGGGTCTACACCCATCAGCTGCCCGTAAATCTGCTGCGAGATCAGTGAATCTTCCTCAGCAGTGATTTGGTTGAGGAACTCTCTGCGCGAAACCGATGGTGAGACGCTCGGATCCAAAACTCTTGCCATAATACTGCGCACATCCAACCAAAACGCGTCTCCTCTCGCGGCCAAGATGCCCGCCTCAAGACTCTCCGGGTCAGATAAACTCGTGTCGGCCGGAGCCTCAACAGAATCGTAGAGGATACTGACCCGCTTCTTAGACTCCGTCTGCTTCTGCCAAGCATTATGTGTTCTTTCCGCCACCGAATCCTCCCCCGGAACATAGGCGTTGGAAAGCTCTAACATCCGGGAAGTACCCTTAGGCCCCTTAGCCAAGTTGCCGACAATACGAACCATCATATCATGGCCGCCAGTCGCCTTAATCCACTCCGACGTCTCATCGGCAAGAAGAAACGTAGGCCTAGCACCACGAAGACTCCGAGGATTCGCAGAAACCGTATGTAATCTTCCCCGAACCCCGCCAACAGTCTTAAAAATCTGTTCCCTACCAATATCCAACCCATACCGGGCGATAGCGGCTTCCGACCAAATAGCGGCGGCAATGTCCATAATCGCTTTAGTCTGCTCCAAGGATGTGGCGGCTATCTGAACCCAAGGAGAAGCAACCGGAACCGCAATCGGATAGCCGCGACCGTCCCAACCACCAAAACGACAAGGACCACAAAGCTCAATCGCAGCAAGAACCGCAGCAAAAGGAGACTTCCCAGTACCTCGCATCCGGCGCATGGCTCCACGATCATACCGAAACCGGCCCTCAGCGTCTAGTTCATACCAACGAGCCAAAAACCGGACCTGCTCCCGAGTCAACTGAAACGGGTCACCAGTTTCGTGATGCACCAGATTGTCGTCAACCCAAGAAATAATATCGTAAACTAAAGTCCTTTGAGGAGCTGGGACCACATCCGGGATACTGCGAACAGCGGCCGTCATCCCAGCAACCGCCTGTATTCATCGAGACGAGCAACCTTAGCCTCGTCCACAACCGCAGGCCCCTGCCGCTGGATCTCAATAGAAGCCGCACGGCGTTGGATCTCTGTTAAACCAAGATCCTTAGTCATATTCGCCCACGCCATCAACTGGCCGGGGCTACTAAAACCCTGTTTTTCTAGGCGATCAGTTATGCCAACTAGAACCCAGATGTAGGCGATATCGGTTTGCTCGTAGTACTTAGCCAAAGGGGACTCTAAGCAGGCGTTCCACATTAATTTAGCGGCTGTTCCCCAGGAAGGTTCTGGGTCCGGGATGCTGAGAGGGGCTACTACCTCGGCTTTGATGATTTCGGTCTTTGATTTTTCGGCTAGTGTTCGATGCCCGTGGCGTTCGCTTGACCGCTTCTTCGCTGTGACTCCGCTCTTTGGTGCGGCCATAGTCCACCTCCGGGGTGCCTACCGAAAAATAGTTGGTTTAAAGGTTGCGTAATCTACTTTTTGGTGATAATCTTTAGCTAAGCGCTTTGAGAGTCTCCGCGGAAGCT